TGGACGAGCATCGGGACCTGAACCTCTGGAAGACCTTTTCAGATTTACCATTGAAACCTTCCGCAAGGCAGCGGGTAGAAAGCTCACTACCGTCGAATGCCACGATATCGTATGCAAAATTGCTGAGATCGTAGTTGTTGGTGGCGTTCGTCGTTCTGCTCTAATTTCACTCTCGTCCCTTGACGATGATCGTATGCGTATGGCAAAGAGCGGTGCATGGTGGGAGAACAATGCTCAACGCGCACTTGCAAATAATTCAGCCTGCTACAAGGAAAAGCCAGACATGGCTACCTTCATGGACGAATGGGTTTCACTCTACAAGAGCAAGAGCGGAGAGCGTGGTATCTTCAATCGTAAGGCTGCAAAGAACCAGATCAAGCGTCTTGGAGATCGTCGTGATCCAAACCACGACTTCGGAACGAATCCTTGCTCAGAGATCATTCTACGCGACCGCGAGTTCTGCAATCTATCTGAAGTCGTAATTCGTGCAGATGATACTCCAGATACACTTGCTCGTAAGGTTCGTCTTGCGACTATCCTGGGTACATTCCAGTCTACTCTTACCAACTTCCGTTATCTTTCAAGCGATTGGAAGAAGAACTGTGAAGAAGAGCGTCTGCTTGGAGTATCCTTGACTGGTATCATGGATAATGAAATCACCAATGGTCGTGCTGGTGGTGTAGACCTTAAGGATGTTCTTGATCATCTGCGTCATGTCGCAATCGAAACCAATAAGGAATATGCACATAAGCTAAAGATCAATGAATCTGCTGCCATCACTTGTGTAAAGCCAAGCGGAACGGTCAGTCAGTTGGTTGATGCTGCTTCGGGTATTCATGCTCGTCATGCCGACTATTACATTCGCCGTGTTCGTGCAGACCGTAAGGACCCAATCTGCCAGTTCATGATCGATAAGGGATTCGTTGCCGAGCCATGCGTAATGAAGCCCAATCATACAATGGTCTTCTCCTTCCCCATGAAGTCTCCAGATCATTGCGTAACTCGTAACGATATGACCGCAATCGAACAATTGGAACTTTGGTTGACATACCAGCAGTACTGGTGCGAACACAAGCCTAGCATTACTGTAACTGTTCGTGATGAGGAATGGATGGAAGTAGGAGCATGGGTCTATGCTCACTTCGATGAGATCAGTGGTATTTCATTCCTTCCACACTCAGATCATACTTACCGTCAGGCTCCATACGAAGACTGCACCAAGGAGCAGTATGAAGCACTACTGGCTAAACTTCCTGCTGATGTTGATTGGTCAGAACTATCCAACTATGAGAAGGAAGATAACACTACTGGAACCCAGACTTTTAGTTGCACCGCAGGAGCCTGTGAGATTGTGGATTTGACTAAATAAGATATGGATTATAGACTGAAATATATACAATCTTTAATAAAAAAAATTAATATTTCAGAAACAGTAGATTTTTCTGCTATGGGTATGAACCAGCCGTCTATTGAATCTCCAGAAAGTGAGAAAAATAAACGAGAAAAAGAATTATCGCTTTATGAAAGAATAAAAAAAGCAGCACCTAAAGGATGGACAGCCAAAATTCTTCCTCCGGGAAAAGGAGAAGTTGATACTGATTCTATAAATCCTGATATTCTTTTTATTAGAAAAAAAGATCAAAAAACTGTTAAGATTGAGGCCAAAGTCTTAAATAAGTCTAAATCAAAAACTATTCAAGTTGGTTGTACGCCTACAATGTCTCATGGGTGTGCCGGAATACCCAGTTTAAGGGATATCGAATCAAGAATGCGTGAACAGGAAAAGATTTTACCCAATGATCCTTTCCCGCCTAGAACGGTTAGATTAAAAACCCCAAGAAAAGATGAAGCTGCTATTGAGCATTGGAGAGGTACAGCCTCAGAAGTTTTTGCTAAAAATGATCTGCATTTCGTAGAAAGCGATGACGATCTTCATATTTTTTGGCCAAAAGACGAAGATCCACCAGAACATATTGCTGATTTCTTAAAAGATTCTAAATTTCAATTGACCCACAGGGGAATGAAAAGTGTAAAAAAATCTGGAAATATAGCAAGATCTCCGCAAGAAAAAACTAGAGGTCCAAGATATTCACTTAGACATAGACTATATGGTGATGAAATAGCCGGACAAATTGCTGCTAACAACGCAAAAATACTTAATGGTATGAATGTAGCTAGCAAAAAAAACTAAAAGAAAAACCAAATAAATAGTATGTGATAATCGCCGGAATAGACTATTCTTTAACCTCCCCTTGCATTTGCATTTTTAATGGCAGATTGCATAGGGAGTTTTCTTATAAGAACTGCTCCTTTTACTTCTTAACAGATACTAAAAAGAATGCCACAATGTTCAATCACAATATTCGTGGAGAGCTATTTCCTGATTATACCGTTGAGTGTGGAAGATATGATAGCATATCTGATTGGGCAGTAGAGCTTTTAATAGGGAGCGAACAAGTCGCACTTGAAGACTATGCATATGGAGCCAAGGGAAGAGTCTTTCATATAGCAGAGAATACGGGAATCTTGAAGTATAAGCTTTGGCAACAGTCAATTCCTCTTGATGTTATTCAGCCAACCAGAGTCAAGAAACTTGCCAGCGGAAAAGGAAATGCCAGTAAACAGGAAATGTTTGAGGCATTCGTAAAAGAGACTGGGACCGATTTAAGAATTCACTTTGACCAGATAGGAAAAGAAGTCAAGAATCCTATTACGGATATCGTTGACTCCTTTTACATCTGCAAAGCTGTTTATGATAATCAATTAATTTCTTAATTATCTTCCCCACCGGGTTATTGCGGCACATTTCTTTCTAGCCAAGCCATTCTTTCTTGATGCTCTCTATCTTCTTTCTCTCTCTTCATTCTTCTTTCATTTTCTTTTTTGGCTTTTTCTTCTGCCTTAGCAGCTTCTTTTCTTTGCTGTTCTTCTTTGTTTCGTGCTCTTATTTTTTCTAATCTAGCGGCATCAGAAGCTTTTTCTTCTTCTTTCTTTTGCTGTGTAATTCCAGTTGTGATTGCTCTTGCATCTTTTTGCTGCTGTCGTTCATAAGCCGTTACTGCATCTTTTTCTGCTTGCTTCTTGGCTATTGCATCTTCGATTGCTGCCAATTTAGCTTGATATTCGACATCTTGTTGAGCAGTTCTTTCTCTTGATGCCTGTACTGTATCTTTAGCAGCCAATGCTTTATCAGTAACTACTTTAGCGGCAGCAGCAGCACTCAATGCAGTTTCGCCCATCTTCCCGTATTTCTCAGGGTCTGAAGCCATCAATTCAGTTTCTTTTTGGATTCTTTCTTGTCTATTTTTTTCTTCTTCTGCTCCTTCCCATCCGAATTCTTTTGATAATTCTTCTGGTGAAGCCCCTGCTGCCACTTTAGCCTTTATCATATCAGCTGCTTCTTTTTCTACTTGTTCAGCAGATTTTCCTGGAGCCAATCCACCAGAAATTCCTTGTGGATATCTTTCAGCAAATGCAGCCTCTGCTTCTGCTCTCAACTGCTCAGGAGTTCTGGAATGACCCGCTGCTATTTGCTTCAATTCATCTTCACTATACCCGACAATCTGATCCACTCCCTTTGAGATAGCTGACATACTAGATTCACTTTTCTCCAAATCAGCTACATTCTTTTCTAATTCTGCAATAAATGGGCCATAATCTTGATCAGGATTGTTTTGCTGCAAAATCCTCATAGTGTTTAGATAATTTTTTTGGTTTTCAAGATTTTGTCTTTCTTGATAACCCTTTTGCATAATTGCTTTTGCAAAACCGTATGGTGCTGTTGCTAGTCCTTCCGCTGCTCCAACCACTGCACCGACACCAGTACCAACTGGGCCTAAAAATGAACCTATACCAGCACCAATTGCGCTAGATATACCTACATTCATTGCTTCAGATTTTGCAACATCCCAGAATGATTCTGGAGCTTGATATTGCCACATTGGATCATTACGCATACTGATTATATCAGATGCAGCTCTAACGCCAATATCTAATCCAGCAGCTATAGGCAATGTTTTACCAAGTCCACTGGTTGGAGCACCACCAGCACCGACACGGAATCCGCCCTGTGCAATATCTTTGCCGATAGCAATTGCTTCTTGCTTTGCTCCTTGTAAAATTTGACCGGGGGCCTTTCTTACAGCATCGACAGCTTTTCTACCAAATCTTTGGGTAGCAGCATCATTTCCTCCTGCGGCAGCTGTTGTTGAAACAGTATCGCTAATGGGTGGAGGAGGTGGAGGTGGTGTCGGTCTACCCGTTCCAGATGGAGGTGGAGGAGGTGGCGTTGTTCCGGGAGGTACTGTACCAGACGGTTTAGCTCTAGCTTTCTTTGCCGCGTCTGCTTGTTCTCTGCCAACTCTAGCCCTATCTGCTTCTTCTGCATCGGCTTTAGCTCTGGCAGCTGCTTCTTGTTTAGCCTTTTCTCTTGCGGCTGCTTCTTGTTTAACTCTTTCTTTACCCTCTTTACTTCTTGCAGTTCCCTCTTCCCACTCTTTTCTTCTTTGAGCTGTTGCGTCTGCTCTAACTTCATCAGCAGTTTTTGGTTTTCCTGTAGCACCAGGTGCTGAAGACTGAGCAGCTTGTTTTAAACTCTTTACTCTATCAAATGTTTTGGCATTTGATGCTTCTTGCTTTCCGAAAATTCTTAAAGCAGCATTTTCCACATCTCCAAATGGTCTGCCAGTTTTATCAGGGTGTAATTCAACAGCCAATCTTCTGAATATTTTTTTATTGGTTTCTGGAGAAGGACTATCCAATGAAGCAAGTTCTTCAGGAGTAAGTAAACCTAAAACTTGCTGAATTACTTCATCGGGAATATCTCTAATATCTTCAATTAAAAATTCTCTAAACGAGCGCATCATTCACCCTTTTTCTTAGTGAAGAATTCCTTATAGCCCCATGCAACGACCAAGAAAAGAACTGGTAGATACCAGATTACCCAGCTATAATCATCTTTTACAGTCTTGTTGTGCTCTATCTGGCTCTTGATATCCAGCATAATTACGCTATCGCCAGTGATGTCTGGAATGATTTCTGGAGTGGTATCACATGCAGCAATGGCAAGTGCTAGAACTAAAATTAATGCCCAGATTTTTTTCATGATTTCCTCGCTGCGGCAGCAGTGCCGAAATAGAAGCCAACAATCGATACGAGAATCTGACGATTTTCTGATGTGTAGAGATAACCGTTGATTTCAACGAAATACTTCTTTGCAGTCTCTGGGAATAGACCGAACATTCCTTCTGGGGTTGTAGAGTCTACTTCAACGAAGGTTGGAACGCCAAAGAATGGAAGAATGAAGGGAGCAGCAATGGTTCCAAAGAGAACTGTTAGAACGATTAGCTGACGAACACCCTTGCCGACATCAAGGGGAACTCTTTTAGCAGCCTTGTCCTGATTTTCGGTTGTCTGCTTGTTGGCAGCAATTAAGCGTTCAAAAATTTCCTTTTGGTCCTGACTCTTTTGAGCCATGAACTTAAACAGGAATCCAGTAAGGCTTCCGCCTATCAATGAAATCAACTCAGTCGGCATAATAACCTCCAGAGTTATTTATAATGGTATTTACTCAAACAATGGCTCTTAAAGTGGTTGCAGTGGCCATTAAAGCTAAAAATCCAGGAGCTGGAAGTGGAATTGGGACAATAGTTTGAAAATCCGAACAATCATCAAAAGCATCTATTGTTTCAACTAGCCTAAGAGGGGGCAATTCAGAATAATCAATGTCACT